AGAATTGGTGATGTAGATTGGAGTTCAAACGATCCAGTTATGATATCATTAACAATTACTTACGATTACGCAATCTTAGAATTCTAATCTAAAGAAAAATATAAAAGAAAAGGGAGACATTATTTGTTTCCCTTTTTTATTTTCGTTATATTTATATATACAAATATATAGTTATGACATCAAAAGAATTTACACTTTGGTTAAAAGGATTTACGGACGGAGTACATGAATATAATATTACTCCAAAACAATGGGATTTATTAAAAGATAAATTAGCAGAAGTTAAAGATGAAACACCAATAGGATTTCCGTTTGGAACACCAAATACTGCACCAATACAAACATTACCATTTATCCAACCATACAATCCGTATAATCCATTTCAAATAAATTGTGGCGATACTAATGGTACAACGATTACAACAACACCTGGAAGTGGTTCTATTACAATAGCTAATCCACCATTTGGATTTGGAAGTACATCAACTGCATATGGATATCCGAGTGGTTCAGCATGGAGTTATACAACATCAAATCAACCATTTTCTACACAAGATGATGATTCATTAAAACCAACTAAACAATCTAAATTCAAAAAAAGAAAAGCAAAATCGGTAAAAGAATGGGAAGATACTTATGATTTAGGTGGTGAAGAATAAAAATTTAAAAAACAAATAGTTATATAAAACAAACAAAAAGTTATTATGGAAGAAAACATAAACATTCAAAGAGGTACAACGCCAGTACAACCTCAACAAACACAGCAAGCAGCTCCAACATTTGATTTTCCAACGCAAGTTATATCATTACCATCCGAAGGTAAAGTATACGCAGAATCAAATCCATTGAGTAAAGGAACATTAGAAATTAAGTATATGACAGCGAGAGAAGAAGATATCTTAGCTGATAGAAACTTAATTAACAAAGGTATCGTTCTACAAAAATTATTAGAATCAGTAGTAGTTCAACCTGGTGTAAACGTAGATGATTTGGTAATCGGTGATATCAATGCAGTTTATTTAGCAACTCGTATGTTAGGATATGGTCCTGATTATGATGTAGAAATAACTGACCCTTTTAGTGGTGAAAAACAAAAAGTAACAATTGATTTATCTGCAATCCAAACCAAAGATATTGATTATAGTAGATTAAATTCACAAAATAGATATGAGTTAACTCTACCGGTTTCTAAAAAGAAATTAATAGTTAGATTACTTACACATAAAGATGAAAAAGATATCACACAAGAAACTCAAGCGATGGAAAGATTAACAAAAGGCAAGAGTGTAGGTACTGATGTTACTACAAGATTTAAATATATGATTGTAGAAGTAGATGGTAATAGCGATAGAGGATTTATTAATAAGTTTGTACCAAATATGTTAGCAGGTGATACAAAGGCATTGAGAAATTTCTTTAAAGAACTTTCTCCCGATTTAAATATGAAATATGATTTTGTATCAGAAGTTACGGGTGAGTCGGAGGCACTTGATATCCCCTTTGGGATTAGCTTTTTTTACCCTACCGCCTAATTATACAAAATCACTTTATGAAGAACTATTCTTTTTGGTTTTTCAAGGTGGAGGAGGATTTACATTCTCTGATGTGTATAATTTACCACTACATATACGAAAAATGTATGTGCATCAATTAGTAGAAATAAAAAAGAAAGAAAACGAACAAATACAAAAAACAAATAGTAAAGTTAGGAGAAGATAAACTCCTAACTTTTTGTTTTATATGATATTTATATAAAATCATGCAAAGATATGGAAAATAATAAAGAACAAATTTCTGAAGGATTATTAACTTCAATTGTAGATAATTTTTTTAAATCATTACAAAGGGGTGTAGCAGATAGATATATCAAAGCAGCTGAAAAGGCAGGTGTGCATCCAGAAGTGGCTAAGAAAATGGAAAAAATGAAAAATGATTGGAGTGATTTTGATAAATACATGAAAAAATATCACGGACAATAATAAATGGCTAATAACCCAAATGATACTGGATTAGAGAAAGCTAGAAAAGCATTAGTTGCTGAAGTTTTGGAGTTACGTGAAAAAGAACGCAAAACATTAGAAGAAGGTAATGCTATAGCTAAAGCAGATGCGTCATTATTAGCTAGCAAAGTTAAACAATTAAAAAAAGTAGTTGAGTTAGTAAATGCAGAAAATACAGCTCTTAAAGAATTAAAACAAAACTACGAAGCAGCGGAAGAGACGATTAATAGTATGTCTGAACTGCAGGAAAAATTAAAACATCATTTAAAAAGTTCTGTTAAATTTGGAGTTAATTTAGCGGATAGTATTGGATTAGCATCTAATAATCAAAAAGATGGATTTGAGGAAGCATCAAAATCATATGCAACTACTTTACAATCAATTGCAGAATTAGCGGGATTAAATAAAGAAGATTCGGCAGCAATTGCAACAAAAAGTCAAGAAATTGATAATCAAATTGCTGCAATGAAATCTCAACTTACAATTTCGGAAGGATTATTTGATGAAACCAGTGATAAAGCAGATATAGATAGAGCAATAATTAGTAGTATGTATCAACAAATTGATGCATTATCAACTATGAAAGAAGATGCCGGCAAATTTGCAAATCTATCAAAAGAAACAAAAGAATTATACGAAGAATTGGGTGAAGATTTAGAAGGTATAAATAAAACTTTTAAAAAAATAACAACCGCTACAGAAGTATTTTTTAGTTCTACTAGAAATATGATTGGAATGGCTTTGTTTGGAGCAGGTGAATTAGCACATAAATTTCACGAAGTTGGTAGAGAGATGGGATATAGCTTAACACAAGCTATGGGATTTAAATCTCAAATCTTACTTGCTGGAATATTAAGTCAAGAAAGTGCAGAGGCAGTAAAAGAATTAGGTAAAGAGTTAGGAGATACTAGTCATATATCAAATGGTATGGCAGCCGATGCAGCGATGTTAGCATACCATTATAAATTAAGTGGTGAACAAGCAGCATATTTATCAACGGCATTCGGTGAACTACAAGGACAAAGTTGGATGACGGGGCAAAATACACTTAAATATGTATCAGCCTTATCAGCCGCAAATGGTGTAATGCCAGGTGAAGCAATGAAAGATATTGCTAATAATAGTGAATTTATGGCTAAATTTACTCAAGAGGGTGGTAAAAATATTGCAGAAGCAGCGGTAGCAGCAGCTAAATTAGGTATAGGATTAGGAACAGCCGAAAAAATGGCAGACCATTTATTAGATTACCAAACATCGGTAGCTGATGAAATGGAAGCATCTGTATTATTAGGTAGAGATTTAAACTTAGGAAAGGCGAGAGAGTTAGCATACAATGGTAAAATCGCAGAGAGTATGGAAGCGGGATTGGAAGCAATTGGTGGTATAAGTGAATATAATAAAATGGATTACTACCAAAGACAAGCGGTAGCAAAAGCATTAGGTGTTTCAAATGCAGAAATGCAGAAGATGGTAGCACATGAAGAAACATTAAAAGGTATGCATGGTGTGGCGGCACAACAATACGAAAGAATTTCAACATTAATGCATGTTATTGGTGATTCAATAGCAGGAAAGGCATTAAAAGGAATGGGTGGATTGGTTTTATCGGGTGCACAATTCGGAGCACATCTTAGTCAAATGGGAATAAAAATACCTGCTTTAACAAAGGCAATGAGTTTTATGATGAAACCAATTAACGGAATACTTAGTGGACTTGGAAGTATGGTGAGTTGGATTGGTAAAGCAATTGCTAAAATGTTAGGTTTAAAAGCAGCACAATCCGGATTAGATGCAGGTACTTCAATGGTAGGACCATTAACAAAAGCCGGATTACCTGATAAAAGATTTAAAGCAAATAAAACACCAGCCGCAGCAGCAACACCACCTCCGGCGGCAGCAGGTGGAGACCAGGCAGGACAAGCAAGTAAGTTTGGTAAAATAAAAAGTGGCGATTTAATAAAAGGAGCGGTTGCATTATTGATATTATCAGCAGCGTTATTTGTAGCAGCAAAAGCATTTCAAGAGTTTGCTACCGTAAAATGGCCAGATGTTGTGATGGGATTGGGTGCATTAATTATTTTAGCTGGAATAGCTGCTGCCATGGCAAAGGCGGAAAAGCAAATCATTAAAGGAGCTATTGCATTAGCAGTATTGGGAGTAGCATTGATTCCATTTGCATTTGCTATGAGTTTAATAGCAAACGTAAAAATTGATTCAGTATTAGCAGCTGCAGCTGGTTTGGTAATATTCGCCGGAGCCGCATTTGCTTTAGGTGCCTTAATGATGGGACCGGGTGCTATTGTATTTGGTGCTGGGTTATTGGCATTAGCTGGATTAGGACTTGCAATGATGGTATTAGGTGTTGGATTAAGTTATGTTGCGGGACCAATGGAAAGTTTCACAGCAAGTTTTGCAGCATTAGATGTTGGTAAATTGGCATTATTTGGATTAGCATTAATACCATTAGGAATTGGACTTGCAATATTTGGAACATTTGCCGGACCAATTATGATGGGTGCATTAGCATTGTTAGTATTTGGAACTGCATTGGGTATATTAGCAGCAGGAGCAGGAGCAATGGGTGCAACGTTAGGGGGAATACAAACATATGTAACGGGATTAATAGCAATAGTTCCTCAAATATTAGGATTAGCATTAGCATTTAGTGCATTGGCACTTTCATTAGCAATGATTGGACAAATGGGTATCGCTGCACTTCCTGTATTAGCAGGATTAGCAATCGGTGGTGGTATTTTAATGGCACTGATGGGTGGTGGTTCCGGTGCCGGTGGTGGTAAAGAAGATACTTCTACTAAATTATTAGAAGAAATTATGGGATTAAGAAAAGATATGAGCGATGGTAAGATTGCGGTGTATATAGATGGTAAGAAAATGAACACAGGATTAGCAATTAGTAACAAAAGACAACCTACTTAATTATGGGTAAAACATTATTAGAATTATTAGATACATATCAGTTTGACCCTAGATTTAATCCGAATAAACAAACGGATGATATGATTAAGCCCGACCCAAGTGATAGGTTTGCAATTAATATAGAACAATCTAAAGCTTGGTTAAAGGCAACTCCTAAATTATATGGTGCAGATATTATCCGTATAATGAGTCAAGGGCAAGTTGATACAAAAAAATTAAAAAAAGCAGCTGTAAAAGTAGCATCAAAAGTAGTATCAAAAATTCCTATTGTGGGTGGTGTTGCGGGTGGTGCAATTTCTCAATTAACTAATCCAAAATTACCAGGAGATTTATATACCGGATTAAGTGAATCTGAGCCAGACCAAATGGTAAATAGTTTATATACCGATTTACTATATGGTAGAATAAGAAACGATAAAGGAGCATTAGGAAATTTTTTAAAAGATAATGCTAGTTTAAAAAACTTAGGAGCAAATTTAAAAAATGCATTAGTTAGTGCAGCAATCGGTGGTGCAACAAAATTAGTATCTGCTGGATTAGATGCATTAATAAACAAAAAGAAATTAACATTAAAAAAGAAAAAGTTACCGGCAGTTAAACTTCCTGTGGGTCAACTATATCCTGATAATTTCCCATCAACTTTTGCATTTCAATCGGGTGTAACTGATAATATTGCAGTAAACCAAACACAATTTTCAAATAGACCTGGATTATTTGGTGGATTATTTGGTGCAGGAATGGAATTAGGAAAAGAAGAAGGTAAAATAAAAGTTATAAAATTATCTAGTAATCCAACACAAGATGGATTAGTTAAAGGAACATCAAATAGATTAGATGATTTTTATAGTAGAAAATTTTCAGAAGTATCAAATAAATTAAATGGATATGTACCAGTAATTAATTTACACGATGCAAAGGATGATAAAAGTGCAAATCCATTTACTTATCAAACTCAAAATGGACTAGATTATAGTTACTATATTGGAAATGATACTACCTATTATACATTTGATTCTTCAATAGTTTCTCAAAATTACGGAACTAGTGATAATATATTAAAAAATAGATGGGAAACCAAAGATGGAACGATTAGATACAATAATAATATAATTGCTAGTCATTCATTCGATAACACAAAAGTATACGATAAATCATTAAACGATATTAATTCAAGTGTATTTAGTACATATGGATATAAAAGTGGTTCTTTTGATGTAGATAACGATTTATATTATACAAGTCTAAATTTTGGAGCAGGTGATAATTTATTAGAAGGAGCTGGTAAACTTTCTACATCAAAAACAATAAAGTATAACGGAAATATAATAGCTAGACAAAGATTTAATAATAAAAATACGTTTGAACAGGATGCATGGTATGGTAAAGGATTTTATACAGATATTAATACCAGAGATACTGAATATCATTCTGGAAAAGAAAAATATGTACCATATCCTAAAATAAAAAAAGAAGTATTACAAAATACAGATGGTAAAGTATTTGATATTGTTGCATTGTCTATTGATAAAGTTACATTATTAGGAACTATAACTGGTTTAAGTGATAATGCTACACCGAGTTGGACAGATACAAAATCGGTTGGTAGTGGTTTTAAATTTTATCTATATGATAGTTGGGAAAGAGAGATTAGTTTTAAATTTCAAATGTATGCTGATAATAATTCAGAATTAGATTTAATTTGGAGCAAAGCAGAAAGGATTAAAAAATTAACCCTACCTACACCCAAAGGAAACATAGGTGTATTTGGTCAATTGATACCATTAAAAATTGGTAATATTATAAACACTCCATATGGATTTTTAACAGCATGTAATTTAACGGTTACAGATGATTCACCTTGGGAAATAACAAAAGGAAAACAAAAACCATTTATATTTGAAATGGATATTACATATAAAGTAACATCTAATACTGATAATACCTCATACACTTTTTATTCTTAATATACTTAATAATAATGAATAGATACGATAATACAAAAACAGAACTTAAATCCGGTAAAGGAAAGGTATATACATCTAATTTAATACCAAACATTACCGCCGATGATAGTGATATATTAATTATGACCGTAGATGGTGATAGATTAGATTTATTGGCTAATCATTATTTTGGTGATGCAACTAAATGGTGGTTAATCGCAATGACAAATAATTTAACGGATATTGATTTAAAATGTAAACCTGGTACTCAATTAAGAATACCAACTAATACTAATAGAGTTACCGATTTAATATAATACAATATGTCTTCATTCCCAGCGATATCACCTATGAAGGGTGGAATAGTAAGTAAAATAAACAAAACTAACAGAGAAACATTTGGTGGTAATAAAGCATTTATACAACTCACAAAATATGTAGGTGGAGCCAAACAATCAATTAATTACGCTAGTTATACGGCGTTTGATTTAAGTCAAGTACAAAGTCAAAATGAAAGATTTCCACCACTTATAACGGGATTAGATGTATCAAATAGTGGTACATTGGGTGCAATTAGAAAAGCAAAGATTAATGTTAAATTTTCAGATATTGAACAATTGCAAACATATAAAGATTTTTTGTTAATTGGTAATACACAAATGGTATCTTGGGGATGGGTTAAATCATCAACAGGAACACCATCTACTAATATTGCAACAGCAGCCAGCATTGTACTTAATATTGCTAATTGGCAAAACGAAGTTGCATTAGCCGATTATGAAATAGATTATATGGCAGGACCATTGGTGAATTTTAATTTTAAAATAAATTCAGATGCAACTATTGATGCAGAATTAGAATTAGGTTCACCATCGGAAATACCAGGATTCTTAGCATTAAGTAAAAAAGATAAAGAATCATCGACAGATGCAAAATCGGAAGGTGATGATATTGTAGTAGTATGTCAAGGATTAGATTTAGATGGAAAATTAACAGGTACAACCGAAGCGGAAATTAAAGCACATACAATTAATTTTAGAGAAGATAGAATAGATAAAGCAAGTACGTTTGCAGAAAGTAGTGATACATACGTTCAATTAGGATTTGCATTAACAGCAATACTTAATAAATTTAGACCAAAAGAAACTGATAAAAATAAACTTGAATTAGGAATTGATTTGAGTAATGCAATTGCAATGGGTCATCCAAATATGATTAGTGTATCTGAAAATGTATTATTTCCAAATTCTACAACGATGGGATTTATCGGTGGGTACTCAGAAAAAAATGCAAGAGTATTAACACCTACATTAAGTGCTACACAAAAATTTGGTCCATTTAATGGTACACATGAATTTCCAATAGATACTGTTAATACAACAATTGGTGATGCAAATGTTAATATTACCGGTAAAACGGCAGGCTATATTGAAAACATATACATAAAAACTGACTTTCTTAAAGATTCTGCAAAAGGATGTGAAAGTGTTAATGATTTTTTAGATAAAATAATATCAGAATTAAATGTAGCAGGTGCGGGATTATATAATTTAGTAAGAAGAGAAACAACTGATAAAAATTCTAAATTAATATATTCAATAGTAGATTTAAATTTATTTCATCCGGTAACGGCTATACCTAAGGTAAATCTATTTGGAAATAGTAGTAGAGTAATTGATATCTCTATGAATTGTGATATGCCAAAAGAAATAGTTTCAATGATGGTAATGGATAGCAAGGACCCTGCACAACATGATGATAATCCTGGTTTAAGAATGTTTGCAATGCAAAAACCAGATCCAGTTATGCAACTTGTACCCAAACCACCACCCGCAAAGGGGGGTGCACTTGCAAATGATGATACCACTAGCTTTTGGGCAGAAATTGGAATTATGTTTGCAATTATACCTAGTTTCTTTTCAAATGTATTCAATATGCCAGGTGAAAATAGAATAAAATTTGCAAAAAGCGCTAAATTTGGGGATGCCGGTGCAGACCCTATGTTTGGTGTATTTAAAGATGTAAGTTGTGTAAAACATTATGTTTTTGGAAAAGATTTTAAAAGAAATAATGCATTAGTTCCGGTAACAGTATCATTTACATTACTGGGTATGTCAGGTATATCACTTGGTTCTGCTATTATGTTTACACCAAGTCCTGTACCATGGCTTAAGGATAGAGGATATTGGCAAGTAACATCGGTAGAACATAAAGTAGATGATGCACAATGGACAACTATGGTAGAATGTAAATATAGAGTTGCTAACGATGTAATTGGAAAATAATATGGATAATATAGTAAAACATTATACAAGTAATTTAAAAAAGAACGCACCAAAAGAAACACAAATACAGGCGTTTGAAGCAAATCCTAATGTACAAGATTATCTTAATCAATACATCTATCGTTATTTTGTAAGAAAAAGAAACGAAGAAAATGGATTAATATATGAGATAAGTAAATTTAAATTTGATGAGTTTAAAAACAATTCATTATATATTAGTGCTAAACTTAAATGGAAAATATATGGTGATAGAACTGAAACCGAAATAGCAAATAAAAAATCAGTTGAATATGTAATGAAAACTATTTCAAATTTAGATACCTATATTAACAATTATCTTAAATTTTGGAAAAACTGATAAAAGTCATATTTTTATTTGGTTAATAAAAAATAATAGATTATATTTATAATAAATAAAACAAGTTATATGGCAAAATTAAAACATCTTAGTGAAGAAGAAGTCCAACAAATTACATTTGATTGGCGTTACAAAGGATTCACAATATTAGATTTATTAACAGAAGAAGAGTGTGATGAAATTAACGCGGAGTTAGAAACACTTCGTCAAGAAAGAATCGGCACTACTACCGAAGATGGTAAAGAGTGGGGAGATTGGGACCCGTTTTCATATCCACATAAAATTTCAGCTAAATTAGAAAAACTATTTTGTCATCCAAAAGTTTTGGAAGCAGTAGAATATTTAATGGAAGGTGAAGCAGAAGGAATGCAGACGTGGTGTTATTTTAAACCACCCGGACAATTGGGTAGAGACCAGCATCAAAATGCATTCTACACAGGTTGCAAACACAACGAAATCATCAACACTTCTTTGGCTTTAGATAATCACGATCCTGAAAATGGAGCAGTGTGGGTTTACGAAGGTTCACATAGATTACCAATTTTACCAATTGAAGTAGATGAGGAGAGAACAAAAACCAATCCTACTTTTTGGAGAAATGAAAGAGGTAAACCTTGTGTTATGCCCGAAGGACATGACTTTAGAAAAATCGAAGGACATTGCAGAAAGGGTCAAGTAGTTTTGTTACATTCACACAACATCCATGGCTCGGAGACAAATAACTCAAATCGATTCCGTAGGAACTTTTTGGGTGGTTACTTAAAAAAAGGTGCAAACTTTAACAAAGGTGGGCATATGAAAAGAGAGCCAATTGATTTACACGCTTTAAAAGCGAAACATTGGACAGAATCTGATGAAAAAAATTACGGTGGTTTCTAATCACAAACGAAAGGAGAGTTTAATTACTCTCCTTTTTATTTTGTATTATAACCAAAATGTATTATCTTTGGATATATGATATTTGTAGAAGATAAATTTGATTTTGAAAGTTTCTTAATAGAATATAGAAAGTATACTAATTTAATATACGTTAGATTATCAGATGAAGAAAAGCATGTGATGAATAATCGTATATCTTTTATATATGTCAAATCAAAAAAGAATGAGTGGGTTATAAATGTAAACAATGGGGATGGGCTAGGAATTAAAGTAGAAGCATTATCACAATTATTAGACACAATACATCCTCAGTTAATTTTTAATTACAAAGCAATCTCACAAATATTAAATTTTACAAAAGGATTTGATGTAGATTTAGCTAAATTTATTGAGTATGGTTATCATGATATTGAATTAGGAGATAATCAGTTAAACCAATTTTACAAATCAAAGTTTAAAGGTGAACCATATTTGAATGATAGTATTCCAATGGTTAAACAAATAGAACTTATACAACAATATGTTTCTAAGTTTTCACTTAATGTAAACAAAAATTCAATTAAATACATAGATGATGCAACAAAGGCATTTAGTTATATTGAAAGTAGTGGATTAAAGGTAGATGGGGATTACGTTTTAACCTACAATCCAGTTCATTTAACGAAGGATAATATGGTTTATACTCAATATAACCTAATGACATCTACACTCCGACCATCGAACCGATATGGTGGTGTAAACTATGCTGCACTTAAAAAAGATACCGGTGAAAGAAAGGCATTTATAAGTAGATTTGATGGTGGTGAATTGATTAGTTGTGATTTTGAAGCGTATCACCCAAGATTATTGATGGATATTATTTACCAAATGAAACTTAATTCAACTGCAAATGTAAAAGAAATGCAATGGATGAAAGATTTCTATGGTAGTGGGTTAGATTTTTATACATGGATTGGAAATCAAATTGGTATTGATGATAGAAACGAAGTAAAAACTTTAATATTCCAAAATTTATATGGTGGGATTAGAAGTGAGTTATTAGATATTCAATATTTTAAAGAGATACAACATCTTACTGATTTATTATCAGAAACAATGGTAAAAAACAAAGCAATCTTTACGCATTCATATCATATTCAGTTTGGTATTGAAAGATTAGAACCTATAACTCCCGCAAAAGTTCTTAATTATTATATCCAAGCATACGAAACTGAAAGAAATATAAGAAAAATACTAAAAATAAAAGAGAAATTAGAAGGAAAACACACAAAATTGATATTATATACATACGATGCGTTTGTATTTGATGTGTATCCGTCAGAAAAACAATATTTATATACTGATATCATACCTATATTAAAAGGTGGTTATGGTAGGTATCAAGTAAAAACAACGACCGGTAAAAATTATGATGAACTTTAACTTAGACAATCTTAGTGAAATTATTGATGAGGTTTTAACAGAATTTTGTGTTACATATCCAATTCCAAACTTTGATAACAAAGAACAACTAGAACATTTACGTTCAGTATTAGAACAATTCGGTGCGGAAGCATTTACCGATATAGAATTGATGGAAGCTATTAGTTTAGCACCAAAGAAATTTACATTAGAAGCACCTAAGAAAGATGGTACTGACCCTAAGTTAGCAGCAATCTTAAAAAAGAAAGTAAGAAATGCAGATACAGGTAGAGATGTAACGGTAGCATCGGCATTGAATTATAAAGACCAAAAAGGTAGTGGAGCAAGGTCGGCATATCACGCAGCAGCTGCAATGTTAAAAGGAGCAGGTTATAGTGAAAAGAATGTGGATATGATTGATGACCCTAACCCGGAAGAACCACAATACTATGCTAAACCAAAACCACAAGTTACTCCACAATCTAAAGTAGTATCAAAACCACAACCACAACAAAAACCACAACCACAAACTCCAACGGCAGCACCAACTAAAAAAACAGCACCGGTTCAACAACCTGTTAATGTTAATTTAAGTGGTTCATTGAAGGATGTATTTGGTAGATTTGAAGATAATAAAAATACTAAGACAAGTAAAGATAATGTAGTAACTGCAATTAAGAGTGTTTATAAGGAAGTGGATAAATTTATTAAAGATAAAAATAATCCTAATCAAAAAGCACATATAGCAGTAAAAGCATCATTACAAAAAATGTTTACTGGTACTCCATTAAGTGCAAGTGAGAAAAAATTATTAGCACAATATGTTAGAGTAGCAGAACCAACTGATGCAAATCCAAACGCATGTAAAATATATGTTGCACGTCAACCGGGTGTTTTTAAAACAGCTGGGCAAGATAAAAGAAGTAGAGTATATGTTGGTGCAAAAGATAAATCAACTCCAATAATCGGAGCATTTAGACAATGGGCAACTAAAAATGGTATTCCTGAATTATCAACATCTACATTTGGTGGAAAAAAGACAACGGCTAATCAAACATTTACGGATGAAAAAGGAAATACTAGATTACTTAAAGGTGCAGCAAAAGTAAATAGAGATAAGAATGGTGTAGTACAATCAGTTAAGATTGGCGGATTAAATATTATACGATTAGACCCAAATGAAAAAGGAATTAAACCAAACGAAAAGAAATTAAGAGAAAGAAATAATAGAAACTTAGAAGAATATTCAGCTAAGATTGATGCAAATGATATGGACTTTATTGATATGGATAAAGGTGTAGTTCCTGATTCTCCTAAAAATAGAGTAATAGTAATTCAAAATGCTATTAGTGGTATGGCAAATCGTTTTAAAGTATTAGCAGATAAGGCAATGATTGGTGATAAAGAAACATTAGCATTAATTACGGTATTAGATAATTTCAGTAAAAGAGACCCTAATAAAAATCCAAAAGAATGGTTGAAAGATTTTGAACATATTTTATCTAAGGTAGCTAATCATGAAGGTGAACCATCGTTAAGAGAAGGATGGGCAAACTACGCAGAAATATTTGTAGCAATTAAAGAAATGCAAGATAATGGTAATGGTACAGAACATGGTAAGTGTGCATTATTACCACAATCACAAACATTAGAAACCGTAGATGTTATTACGATTAGTGATGGTATGGGGACAAATAGAATTGTAACATTAGATGGTAGAAGTGTTAAGAAAGGAGTAGGTGGTGCAAGTGCATTGACTTCAAAAACAAGAAAATCTACATATAAAAATGACCCAAAAGGATTGATTAAAAAAGGTGTAATAGCATTATCAGAATCACACAATGTACCATATGGATTGGGTATGGATAAATCAGCAGCAGACCACAAAAAATTAAACGATGCATATCAATCTGAAATTAAAAAGAAAGCATTAGAATTAAATGTAAATCCTGCATTTATTAAACAAATGGAATCAGAAATGAAACCAGGTGGTAGAGCAGCTAAAAAAATAGCATCTGCATTGGGTGGTATTGTATTAGAAAGAAATAGAGCCGGCATACCAATCGATAAAGATACATTGGCTAAAATTAAAATGCGTTTAGAATCATATTATATGTATACTAACTTAGCACATGAAGCATATAATCAAAATGTAGATGTACAAGATTTTGCAAATGATTCAGTATTATCACAAAAAGAAGATAGAGGTGGTGGAAAATTAGTTAAAGCAGGCGAAATTGCAATAGATAGTTCAAACGGAATTGATGTATTAGCATATCCACAATCAGAATTTAATATTGGATTTACATTAGATGGTAAAAGTAAAAACCCTGGCGCAGGTAGATTTCATAATGCACCCAAGAGACAATAATGAAGACACAATTACTTTGCACATTTAGTACAAAATCAGATGTAGAGAATCACTTAGAATTAATTAAAAGCAATTATACATTGGCTTATAACTACATCTATGTTCTTCAAAACAAAAATATTCCAAATGAATTGTTTATAACTTACAATGTAGTAGTAGAAAATACACAACCAAACTTAGAAATGAAAACTATTTTGGTTCATAGAAAAAAACAAAGTAATACATTATACACAATCAATGCATTAAACAATGTTATTATGGAAGCAACCGGTGGACAGTTAGATAATAAGTTTGAAGTGGATTGGGAAAAATTTAGAAATTGTATATTGGTTACAAATACAGAAGGTGTTAAAAAAATATACACTAGAGTATTTGATGTGATAGATTTGACAAAATAAATAGTTATGATATATTGGTTTACAGGACAACCTGGTAGTGGAAAAACTACTATGGCTAATTGGATGGAAGCTCATTTAATACATAAAGTTATCACTATTGATGGTGATGATATTAGAGATGTATTTCAAAACAAAGATTACTCAGAAGAAGGTCGCAAAAAGAATATAACTAATGCACAAACATTGGCTAAGTTCTTACAACACAAAGGCTACAACGTAGTGGTATCATTGGTTTCACCATACAAAGACCAAAGAGATAAATTCAAATTAGAAATGGGTGAGAACCTAATAGAAATTTATGTTCATACTACAAATGAAAGAGGTAGAGAAAGTTTCCATGTTTCTAACTACGAAGCACCTACTGAATTTTATATTGATTTAGATACTACAAATGAAAGAGAATTAGATACTTTTAAAAAACTTCGTAATTATTTGGGAATTTAATAAATAAATTGTATATTAAAGTATATGAAAAAATACGCATTATTCATCGGAAGATGGCAAACGTGGCACAAAGGACATGAGTGGTTAATTAATCAGCAGTTAGAAAAAGGTAAAAATGTTTGGGTGGCAATTAGAGATGTTCCATTAGATGAGAATAATCCTAAAACCGCACAACAGGTTTTAAAAGAATTATCAACCGAACCATTCTTTACAAATAATTTTGATAAGATTTTATTATCAATCATTCCAGATATCGAAAGTGTAAACTATGGTAGAGGTGTTGGATACGAAGTAATCTACCATGAGCCACCTACAGATATCGAGCAGATAAGTGGGACAAAGATTAGAAATGGTTATATGAACTCTAATGGTAATTTAATTCAACATCCAAATATTTAAGATAAGTGAAAGGAAGTGAAACTATAGTAATAACAAATGAGCAAATAAAATTATCAACAGATAATGAAACATCTGCAGTTATGCACATTAGTGAAAAATCACTAATGGAAAAATTAGCTGAAATTATAACAGTAAATGGTGGAGATATATTAGAAATTGGATTTGGAATGCATTTATCTGCAGACGCAATTCAAAGTAATCCAAAGGTGACATCGCATACAATTATAGAAGTTCATCCTGAAATATACAAGTTAGCTATTGAGTGGGCTAAAGATAAAAAAAATGTAAAAGTAATATTGGGAGATTGGATTAATATATTACCTTTAAATGGAATTAAATTTGATGGTATACTACACGATACGCACCTTGACCCAAATATATCAAAATTTTTAGATTATGTTAAAAGCAATTGTAAAATTAATTCAATAGTTGGATTTTTTGAATATCTAGAATTTGATACACGTTTCACAGGTATCAGACATTCGTTAACCGCATCCGAATTTGATTCCCTACCTTACAAAAACCACCAAGCATTTAACTCAAATTGTTTTGAATTAAAATATACTACATTTGACGGTACTAATTTTTACTCAAACAGAGAAATAAAAGGACTGATATGATAGTAGAAAGAAAGAGACACATTGCAAAAACTATCTCATATCGAATTGTAAGTACGTTAATTGGTTTCTTATTAATGTGGTTGATAAGTGGTTCAATTAAAGTAGGTGCCGCATTTGGGGTAGCAGAATTGATTTACAAACCTATTCAGTATTATCTACATGAAAGAGTTTGGTATAAATGGATTAAGTACGGTTTAAAAAAATAAGTTATATGTCGGATATAAAAGAAGCAGTAAACGGACCAGCATATTATGGTGGTATCGATAACCCATATGAAGTAATTAAAGTATGTGAAGCATGGGGATTAGACAAAGATGCATACCTATTCAATGTAGCAAAATACATAGCAAGGGCCGGAAAGAAGGACCCAGCAAAGGAACTAGAGGATTTGAAGAAAGCAGTTTTTTACCTCGAAAGAAGGATAAAATTACTCTCTAAATAATTTGGTAGTTTCAAAAAATTATCGTATCTTTATTGTATAGGAATTAAGAAAATCGATATTTATACGTGAGATTAAATCGCGATAATCTTAAAACTTAAAAACAAATTTTTAAAACTTAAAAACAAAACAGCATGAACATTAATGCAATCAAGCAACGTCTTAATTCGTTGCAAAACACTTCGAAGAAAACGGACTCATTGTGGAAAACCAAACCTGGAACTTTCGCACCTGTGGTAATCAGAGGTCAAGAAAACGAAGGTGTTAAATTTTGGGGATTTGGTAAGACTGTGTATCAAGAGATTTTAGCTATCGTAGCTGATCCTGATTACGGTGATATTACCGATGAAACAAATGGTAGAGATATTGTTATTGAAATTGTAGAGGAAGCAGGTAAAACATATCCTGAAACCAGAATCAGAGTAAAACCAAATGTATCTTTATTACATGACAATTCTACAATCGCAACTAAATTGTTAGATGAGCAAACTGATATTACTGATATCTATTCAGAATTATCTTATGCAGAATTAAAGACGGTATTAGAGAATTGGTTAAACCCAACGGCAGTGCTTGAAGAAGAAAATCCAACTCCTTCTGTTTCTCAACAAACATTAGCACCTCAACCAAAAAAAGTTGAAGAACAATTAGTAACTAAAGATGCTGCACCTGAAATCGGTGGAAGTGGATTAGTTAATGATTTACCTTGGGATGATGACGAGACAGCAGCCCCGGCACCAAAAGTGGATGTGGCAGCAGCATTTGATGACTTATTTAATTCATAATTTTTATGGCAAAAGTAGACTTAGCAAATCAAATTGCTGATAGTCTTAACAAAAAGTGGAAAGACCAAAAGGTAGCTTTCTTCTTGGATGATGATTCCGATGGAGCCCCAACCAATGTACCAGGTTGGGTTTCCACTGGAACAGCAATGTTAGACGTAGCAATTTCGAACAGACCTTATGGGGGATTACCCGTAGGAAGAATTACCGAAATCACCGGTTTAGAACAAAGTGGTAAATCACTTTTATCAGCACACGTGTTGGCTGAAACACAAAGACAAGGTGGGGTAGCAGTATTGATTGATACTGAAACTGCGGTAAGTAGAGAGTTCTTTGATGCAATTGGAGTAGATGTTTCTAAACTATTATACGTTTCAGTAGACACAGTTGAAGATATATTTGAAACAATTGATACAATCATTGAACAAGTTCGTAAAGGTGATAAGGATAGATTAGTTACAATCGTAGTCGATTCAGTAGCAGCAGCATCAACTAAAAAGGAGATGGATGCTGATTATGATAAAGATGGTTACGCAACTGATAAGGCAATTATCATTTCAAAAGCAATGAGAAAGATTACAAATGTAATTGGTAGACAAAGAATCTCCGTTGTATTTACTAATCAACTTAGGCAAAAATTAGGTGTGATGTTTGGTGATCCTTGGACTACATCGGGTGGTAAAGCATTAGCATTCCACGCTTCGGTTCGTATTCGTTTAAAGAATATGGGACAGATTAAAGCAGGTGAGAGAATCGTTGGTATCAAAGTAAGAGCACAGGTTATTAAGAATAGATTAGGACCACCATTACGTTCAGCAGATTTCGATATATTCTTTGATAGAGGTATTGATAATTTTGGTGGATGGTTAAAGGTGATGAAAGATAATAAATTAGTTAAGCAAGGTGGTGCATGGTACGAATACATTGATACTGATACTGGTGAAGTTATCAAATTCCAATCCAAAGATTTTATTCAGATGATGGGAGTTAGGGATGAATTAAGAGACCAAATTTATAGAAAGATTTGTGAATCAACAATCTTACAATATAAAAAAGAAGGAATCGATCCGGATGAAATTACATATGATAACGGAGGGCAAGAGCCTGAACCGGATATAGATACCGAATAAGGTTACAAACAAATAAAGGTTTATGAACGAAACATATAAAAAGTTACTAAACGAAGTAGAAAAAGACTATCAGCAATTAGGAAAAGAAAAAGTATTAATTGTTGATGGTCTTAATACTTTTATACGAAGCTGGACGGTAAATCCTACAATGGATGATAATGGTGACCACATTGGCGGTATAGTAGGTACATTAAAAGGTATCGGTTATGCTATCAGAGAATATAATGCAACTCGTTGTATAATTGTATTCGATGGTAAGGGTGGTTCTAAAAGTAGAAAGGATTTATATAGTGGTTATAAAGAGAATCGAGGAAACAATCGTTTTAGAGTGAATAGAGCATACTCAGATTTGATGAACAAAGAAGAAGAAGGTGTATCTATGAAACGACAAATGATTGGGTTAATCGAACTCCTAGAGTATCTACCTGTGGAAATTATGCTATATGATAGTATTGAAGCAGATGATGTTATGGGCTATATTGCATCACAACTTTTAAAAGAGGATGAATCAGCAGTTATTATGAGTGCTGATAAAGATTTCCTACAATTAGTAAATGAAAGAGTTAAAGTTTATTCGCCTACAAAGAAAAAATTATACGATACCAACCTTGTTGTATCAGAGTATGGTGTTCATCCTGCAAACTTTATGGTTTATCGTACTCTTGATGGTGATAAGTCCGATAACATTGATGGTATTGCTGGGTGTGGTCTTAAAACTATTATTAAGAGATTCCCTGAGGTGGTGGAAGAAAAAGAAATTACAATAGATGATATGTTTATTCTATGTGAAAATCGCAAGAGTGAAAATAAATTCTATGATAAGATTTTAGATGGTAAAAAGATAATTGAAAGGAACTATAAACTAATGCAATTATCAGATCCGGAAATACCAACCAATAAAAAATTAACAATTAACCAAAAATATTTGGATAATTCAGCAAAATTGGATAAATTAGGATTCATAAAGAAAGCAATGGGAATGAAGGTTATTAATTCATTTGGTGATGTTAATAGCTGGATTCAAACTACTTTCGCAAAATTACATAAATAACAATTAAAAACAAACATGGAGGAAACAACCTATGAAGTGTCTTAAAAGCAACAAAACAGGAAACATTATTAGAGTAAGTGATAAAGATGCTTACAACGCAACGAGTGAATGGAAATTTATTCCTAAATCAGAGTGGAAAGAATATAAGAATCCTAAGAAAGAAACAAAAGAAAAAGAAAGTAAATAATGAACGCAGTAGATACATTAGAAAAATTTGGTGAATCATACCAATCTAAAGTCATAGCTGCATTATTATCGGATTTACCTTTTCTTAATCAAGTTTCTGAAATTACAAACAAAGATTATTTTGAGAGTGAGCAAGATAAGTGGATTGTAGAAGCGATATTAGATTATCAAAGTAAACAATTCGCCGCACCAACATTAGACGTATTTAAAGTTAAGTTGGCATCATTAGGAACTGATTCTCAAAAGAAACAAATCATAGAAAGGATAAAACAAATCTATGATGTATTCGGTAGTGAAGATATGGAGTTTGTAAAAACCGAATATATTAAATTCTCAAAGTTTCAGAAGTTAAAAGCCGCAATATTTCAATCAGTAGACCTAATCAAATCCGAAAAGAGTTGGGACGAGATAGGAGTTGTAGTTCAGAACGCATTAAAAGCGGGAATGGAAAACAATTTAGGACATGATTACTATAAGGATATTGCAATGAGGATGGAAGAAACTAAAAGAAGTTCAGTACCTACCGGATGGAAACCTATCAATGATTTAATGGATGGTGGATTAGGACCAGGTGAATTGGGAGTAATTGTAGCACCGAGTGGAGTTGGTAAGACTTGGGTATTATGTAAGATAGCAGCCGATGCCGTAAGGCAAGGTTACAATGTAATGCATTATACACTAGAATTATCAGAAATCTATGCAGGTACAAGATATGATACTATTATGACTGGTATTCCATCTAACGAATTGAAAGATAGGAAAGATGAAGTAGTAGCTAAACTTAAAAACCACAAAGCAAATTTGATGGTTAAGTATTATCCACCGAGAGGGGCAAGTACAAAAACAATTAAAGCACATTTAGATAAGTACAAAGGATTCGGCTTCAAACCGGATTTAATTATTATTGATTATGCTGATTTGTTAAAACCTGTAAACAAACGAGATAGTACCTATGCAGAATTGGGTGGTGTATATGAAGAAATCAGAGGATTGAGTGGTGAGTTAGGTGTGCCAATTTGGACAGCATCACAAACTAATCGTTCAGCTATTGATTTTGAAGTTATCCAAGCCGATTCAATCGCAGATTCTTATGCAAAAGTAATGACATCAGATTTCATTATGAGTGTAAGTAGAAAAGCAAAAGATAAGTTAAGTAATACAGCACGATTCCATGTTATGAAAAATAGATTTGGAGCAGATGGTTTAACTTTCCCGGCTAAAATGGATACTATGATTGGGCAGATAGATGTGTTTGAACCATTATCAGCAGATGGTGTAATGACACAAAAAGAATCTAGTAATGGTGGTAATTTAGAAAAGAAACTTTTACACAAAAAATATATAGAAAATATGGGTTAATAAGTATATAACTTGTGGAAAAAAAAACTTAAAAAAAGTGGGTTTTTTTCTTTCAAAAGTCGTATCTATATACAAATATACTAATAGTTATTGGTACATTTTATACTTTTATTGAAAAAAGTTTTATTTATTAATCTTACAAAAATACAAAAAAACAATGGACATTTCGACAAGAATCCTATCAGAAATTACGGTGTACATGAAGTACGCAAAATATAAGCCAGAATTAAAAAGAAGAGAGACATGGCAAGAGTTGGTTACAAGAAATATGGATATGCATATAAAAACGTATCCTCAATTAGAAGACGAAATCAGAGAGAACTATAAGTTCGTTTATGATAAGAAAGTTTTACCTTCAATGCGTTCAATGCAGTTCGCAGGTAAACCGATTGAAATTAGTCCAAATAGAATTTACAATTGTGCATTCGCACCGATTGATGATTGGAGAGTATTCTCTGAAATTATGTTCTTACTTTTAGGTGGAACTGGTGTAGGATATTCAGTACAATCACATCATGTTGATGCATTGCCTGAAATTAGAAAACCAAATGTAGATAAGACACGTAGATTTCTTATCGGTGATTCTATCGAAGGATGGGCGGATTCAATTTCAGTATTAGTAAAATCATATTTCTTTGGTGGTTCAAAACCAGTATTTGATTTTAGAGATATTAGAGCAAAGGGTGCACGATTAATTACAAGTGGTGGTAAAGCACCTGGACCTCAACCCCTAAAAGAATGTTTAATTAAGATTGAAGGTATATTAGATGCTAAAAAAGATGGTGAGAAATTAAAACCAATTGAAGTGCATGATATTGTTTGCCATATTGCAGATGCAGTGTTGGCAGGTGGTATTCGTAGAGCAGCATTAATTTGTTTGTTCTCAGCAAGTGACGAACAAATGATTAGTTGTAAGAGTGGAGCATGGTGGGAAACAAATCCACAAAGAGGTAGAGCAAATAACTCAGCGGTATTAATGAGACACAAAATCACAAAGGATTACTTTATGGATTTGTGGAAAAGAATTGAAGCAAGTGGAGCAGGTGAGCCTGGTATCTACTTATCAAATGACAAAGATTGGGGAACTAATCCATGTTGTGAGATTGCATTAAGACCTTTCCAATTCTGTAACTTATGTGAAGTGAATGTAAGTGATGTAGTTGACCAGGATGATTTAAATGCAAGAGTAAAGGCAGCATCATTCATTGGAACATTGCAAGCAGGGTATACTGATTTCCATTACCTTCGCCCAATTTGGCAGAGAACAACCGAAAAGGATGCATTGATTGGTGTATCTATGACTGGTATTGGTAGTGGTGCAGTTTTGAAATTGGATATGAAAGAATCTGCAAAAGTAGTTAAGACAGAAAATAGAAGGGTAGCAGAAATATTAAAAATAAATGTTTCAGCAAGAACTACAACTGTTAAACCGGCAGGAACAACATCATTAACATTAGGAACAAGTAGTGGTATTCACGCATGGCATAATGATTATTACATTCGTAGAGTAAGAGTTGGTAAGAATGAATCAATGTATTCACACTTATTAATCAATCATCCTGAATTAATTGAAGATGAATATTTCAGACCACATGATACTGCAGTAATTGGTATTCCACAAAAGGCACCTGATACTGCAATTTTTAGAACTGAATCTCCAATTCAATTATTAGAAAGAGTTAAAAAAGTACATGGTGAGTGGATTAAACCTGGACATAGAAGTGGAAATAATTCTCATAATGTATCTGCAACAATATCTATTAGAGAGCATGAGTGGAAAGCAGTTGGTGAATGGATGTGGGAAAACAAAGAGTTCTATAATGGACTTTCGGTATTACCTTACGATGGTGGAACTTATATTCAAGCACCATTTGAAGATTGTACAAAAGAAAGATATGAAGAACTATTAAAAACATTAAGTGATGTTGACTTATCTAAAGTTATTGAAACCGAAGATATGACAGACCTAAGTGGTGAGTTAGCATGTGCCGGTGGAGCGTGTGAGGTTAAGTAAATGGTACATGATAGTGTAGTTCAAAATATTATTAATGGGATATATCATCCTATTAGGACAAACAGATGAAATTAAATAAAGAAAATGAAAAGTTATACTATTTGGAACAAGGTAAGGTGGTTTTTACTCCAGAGTATCATATGGCAAGAGGTTATTGCTGTGGTAATAAGTGCCGCCATTGTCCGTATGAACCAAACCATATAAAAGATAATACTCAATTAGAAACGTTATGGCAGAAAACCAATCAACAAAACATAAAGAATTGACAGAGAAAATTAAAGAAGAAAAGCAAAAAGAAAAAGGACCTATTAAGTTTCAAATTCAATTGAATGAGGAACAAAAAGAGGCAAAAGATAAAATTTTAAATAACGCAATTACAATTCTAAGTGGTAAAGCGGGTAGTGGTAAAACACTATTAGCTTGTCAAATTGCATTGGATATGTTATTTAAGAAAACGGTTAGTAAAATTATCATTACAAGACCGACAGTAAGTAAAGAAGAAATTGGATTTCTACCAGGAGACCTTAGAGAAAAGATGGAACCCTGGATGCAACCAATTTATTCAAACTTCTATCTACTTTATAATAGAGAAAAAATAGATGAGATATTAGCAAACGGACAAGTTGAAATTGTGCCGGTAGCATTTATGAGAGGTAGAACTTTCTTAGACTCATTTGTAATTGTAGATGAAGCTCAGAACTGCACTCATGAACAAATGGAAATGATTGTAAGTAGACTGGGTATTAGAAGTAAGATGGTAGTATGTGGTGATACTGCTCAGGTAGATTTAAAACAAAGGGGTGAAAGTGGATTTGGATTTTTACTTAGGGTAGCTAAGAAAGTAAAAGAGATGGCATCGCAGACATTATTAGTAAATCATAGACATTCAGTAGTTGATGCCCTATTGGAAGAATATGAAGATTTTAAAAACAAAAAAAATGGTAACAGTTAAAAAATTTAGTGCAGTGTGGTGTGGACCATGCAGAGCATTAGCACCGGTTATGACAGAGATTAAAGGACAATTTTCAAATGTAAAGTTTGAAGATTATGATGTAGATGATTATATGGAAGAAACACAAAAATATAATGTAACATCAGTCCCAACAATCATCATAGAAAAAAATGGTGAAATTGTTGAAAGGTTTACAGGATTGAGTTCTAAATTAGCATATGTAAATGCTATAAATGAAGCTATAAAATAATAGGTTTTATCAAATAATTTTCGTAAATTTAGTTATATGTATTTAGATTACTTTGACCAATTCAAAAATATGTCACCATACCTGTATATCAATGCAGAACAATGGAAACATATTCAAACCACATTTGAGAAAGCAGATGTGTGTGAATCCTTAGCAAGATTAGCTATGGAATATCCCTTACCTTATCAAGAAATTAGTGAGGATGATGCCCGTAAAGAATACTTAGCATTAAAAAAGACGAGATGGAACGAATTATTGAAAGATGATGAGTGGTTCATTCGTAAAGCAGGTGATAGTAAATTCGGATTAGGATTCGAAGGTAAACAATTGTATTTTAGACGAGTTAATACCGGAAACCAAGCATCAAACTATTTTCAACAAGCGAATAGATGGGGTGTAGATGGAACGGTATCACCGGGTCCTGATAGAACTTGGAGAACATATGAATTTATGGTTACGCTAATGGGTGCAATGTACACATTAAAGTTTGATGAAATTGATAGAGGTAGTTTAAGAGTAGCTTTATCTTTACGAAAATATATTTGTTCTCAGTTCAAACCAAATGTAGCAAAAGCATTATACGATTACTTTAAAGCAGAAACCGTATTAGATTTTGCAGCAGGTTGGGGAGATAGAATGTGTGGTTTCTATGCGAGTGAATACGGAAAACATTATGTAGGTATTGACCCGCGTAAAGAAAACCATCCTATTTATAGACAACAAGCGGAGTTCTATGAAAAAAATAATGGCTTCTTTGAATTGGAAAAGAAAGCTGATTTTGTGGAGAGTCCAGCTGAAGATTTTGACTATGCTGGATATGATAACTATTTTGATATTGCTTTTACAAGTCCTCCTTATTTTAGTGTGGAACGGTATTCGTATGATGATACACAAAGTTGGGTTAGATATAAAACAATTGATGAGTGGAACGAACAATTCTTACACAAAGCATTAGGAAAGATTTGGAAAACACTTAAAAAAGGTGGTGTTCTAATTGTAAACATTGCGGATGTGTACGCTTCATCAAAAGGAACGGATAAAGGTTATAGAGCAATCACTACTCCTATGAACGAATACCTTGAGAAACAAGAGGGTGCAGAATACTTAGGGTGTATGGGTATGGAAATGGCAAAAAGACCTGGTAGTGCAGGTGCTGGGGCAATTATAGAGGGTGATGAAGGTAGATATACCGAAGAAGCATTAGAAAAAGCAAGAGAAGCAGCTGATAAAACTTTTTGTGAACCAATGTGGGTATGGAGAAAAAATTAAAAATACTATATACAAATGGTGATTCGGTTAGTTGGGGTTCTGAATTAAAGGATAGAACTAATCGTTTCTCTACATTGTTGGCCAAAGAAAAAGGTTTGGTAGATTTCAATGTAGCTAGTAGTGGTATATCCAATGATAGAATTTATAGAAATACTTTAAGAGATTTATGTAAGTTTGTTAATGGTGAGCCAATTTACAATGAGGAATTAGGTTATGTTAAAGTAGATGAGATGTTTGTATTGATTTCATTTACCGCACCTACTAGATTTGATTATTTTGATGGTGATGTGTTTATAAATGAAAGATTATGGACACATAAAGATAAATGGGGTACAATTGATGAGACACGATTAACAGATAGTAAGTATGTAATTCATCAAACACACTTAACTCCTTCATTACTAAGGGTATCTCATCAGATAATTTCTCTTAAATCATTTTGTGAAGCAAATAAAATACCTTATCTTTATGTAAATCAT